CGCGCAAGCTGCTCGACAGCAAGTTCGGCCGCCATCTCGCCGACGAGGTCTTTCAGGGCCAGCCGCAAGACGATGGCCATGTCGAGAAAAAGCTCGCCGCGGTTCTGGCCAACCCGCAATGGCGCGACTATTCGCGGAAATTCGCCACGCCTTACGACAAATGAAAAAGCCCGCCTCGAGGGCGGGCTTTGTCGATCGCGTTTCGCGCGGTCACGAGATTCTGAATACGTTGCCGCGGTTCTCAACTTTCGTGGCTTCGATCGTCAGCCCGAGTTTCGAGCGCGCGGTCGACATGAAGCCGCGAACGGTATGGTTGCACCAATTGAGCGCGGCCATGATCTCTTTCACCGTCGCCCCATCCTTGCTTTTCAGCATGGCGATCGCGGTTTCCGACTTGGTCCCCGTCTTCGGGCTCTTGGCCTCGCCGTTGGCGGGCTTCGCGGCCTTGGGCGCCTTGGCGGGCTTCGCGGGCTTCGCGGCTTTGGCGGCCTCGACGCGCACGCCCTGATCGGTCAAGACCGTCGCCATGGCTGCTCCGGAAACGCCTTTCGCGGCGATCACAAAGCCGGCGCCTTCCGGCGCAACCGTGAATTCGACGCCGTCGAATTGCGTGGCCAGCTGCTTGGCCTTGCGCGTGGCGTTGCTCTTTACCGTCCAAATCTTTGCGGGCATGGTAGCTTCCTTCGGGCCTTGGGCCCCTTCTCCAATGGGGCCAATCCCCATCGGTTGAGGAAACGATGTAGCGTTTTTCGCTACACGTCAAGTCAAAAGATCGGGAATGGGAAAAAAACGCGTATCCCCTTATAACGGCGTGAAATTCGAGCCCACGGCCGAAAATCGCCACATGGTTGAGGTCATGGTCGCCGGCGGCATGCGCCACGTCGACATCGCCGCCGCGCTGCGCATTTCCGACGTGACTCTTCGCAAGCATTTCCGCGACGAGCTCGACTCCGGCGGCGCCCGCGCCAATGCGCAGATCATCGGAAATATCTTCCGCCAGGGCGTGAAAAACGATTTCAAGGCCATCCCCGCGGCGCGGCTCTGGGCCGCCAACCGGCTTGGATGGACTGAGGCGCACAAGGTTGAAATGAGCGGGCCCGACGGCGGCCCGATCGAGCAGAACGTGAAGCATTCCGCGGACGAAAGCTTCTCGAGGATCGTTGACGTGCTGAACGTCGTCGCGGTAAAGAAAGCGTCCGAAGAGTAATTCGGCGACGGAATACGACAGCGTTTTCTTGCCAGTTAGCGCGGTCCAATCTTTCGACGCCGTAGGGGCCAGGTCGCCAAGCGTCCTGGCCCAACCTTTGATGCGCGGTGGAGCAGCCCGGTAGCTCGTCAGGCTCATAACCTGAAGGTCGCCAGTTCGAATCTGGCCTGCGCTTCCAAGATAGCCGGCTATGGTGGGAGCTTTAGCCGGTTAGGAAACGGCGGCTTGTGTGGATAACAGCCGTCGTTTCCAAAGATAGCCGACGACAGCGGGCACGCTTGGTCGGCTCTAGGGCGACGGCTTCCGGACTAGCGGCCGTCGCCCGCACTCTTTGCCCCAAGGCCACATGCTCGACATCGATATTGAAGATTGGCGCGGCGCGTCCGATCTGCACAGGGCCATCGCCTTGCGCCGCGCCGAATGGCTCAAAACCGCCCGCGGCAACCAATTGCCGCCCGATCATAACGATTGGACGTATTGGATTCTGCTCGCCGGCCGCGGCTTTGGCAAAACCCGCACAGGCATGGAAGACGCCGCGTGGTATGGGCTCACCAACCCGGGCCATCGCATTGCGCTCGTCGCCGCCACGCAAGCCGACGCCCGCGACACGCTCGTCGAGGGCGAGTCCGGACTGCTCGCCTGCCTGCCTGAAGGCGCGCTTGTGAAATGGAACCGATCGCTCGGCGAGCTCGTGCTCGTGAACGACGCGCGCTACAAATTGTTTTCGGGACAAGAGCCTGAGCGCTTGCGCGGGCCGCAACATCATCGCGCCTACGCCGACGAGCTCTGCGCGTGGGAATATCCCGAAACCTACGATCAGCTGATGTTCGGCCTGCGGTTGGGCTACCATCCGAAAATCGTTATCACCACGACGCCGAAGCCGACGCCGCTCGTGCGGCGCATTCTGAGCGATCCCGCGACGCATATCACCCGCGGCTCGACGTTCGACAACGCCGGCAACCTTGCGGCGTCTACGATCGAACAGCTGCGGAAAAAATACGAAGGCACGCGCCTGGGCCGCCAGGAGCTCTACGCCGAAGTCCTCGACGACGTGCCGGGCGCGCTCTGGACGCGCGACATGATCGACGAGGCGCGCCGGCCCGTGCCCATTCCCGACTTGCGCCGCGTTGTCGTGGCGATCGATCCTTCCGGCGCGCGCGACGAGAACGACGAGAACGCAGACGAAATTGGCATCATTGTCGCGGGGAAAGACCACAATGATCACGCTTATGTGCTCGCTGATCGCTCTTGCCGACTCTCTCCGCTGGGCTGGGCGCAGCGCGCTATTCACGCTTATCGCGAATTCAACGCCGACTGCATCATCGCCGAACGCAACTACGGCGGCGCGATGGTCGAACACACGCTGAAGACGGTCGATCGAAACGCGAAATTCGAAGAGGTCGTGGCGTCGCGCGGCAAGGTCGTGCGGGCCGAGCCCGTCGCGGCCTTTTACGAGCAGAAACGGGTCCATCATTGCGCGCCGCTCAGCGAGCTCGAGGATCAGATGTGTCTCTTAACCTCAGATGGCTACATGGGCGACGGCTCGCCAGACCGCGTTGACGCGTTGGTTTGGGCGTTGTCCATGCTGCTCGACATGCGCCCGCCGATGCGGATCAGCCAGAACCTACTGAACAGAACAAATCCCATGCGCGCCTTTGGCGCGCGGTTCCGATAATTCGAGAGCTTCGCTAAATGTCCGAAGACGCCAAGACAAAACGGTCGACGAAAGTTGGCCACGAAATTCTTGCGCGTTCGCGTCAGAAAACCGTCAAGACGGTTCAACTGATCGATCTTTGGAAACCGGCCGAGCACCCGCCCGGCGTCCTGCCCGATGGCGCAAAGTCCATCGCCATGGACAGCTATATGAACGAAGTCGCGCATTGGGCCGGCGCGTATCAATTCGAGGAAGGCCAGGTTTTCCCCGGCTTCCCCATCCTCGCCGACATGGCGTGCCGCGGCGAGTTCCGCCGCGCCGTCGAGACGATTGCGCGCCACATGACGCGCAAGTGGATCAAGATTCAGGCGACGGGCGACGCCGACAAAGCAGCCAAGATAAACGAGCTCAAGGACGCCCTCGACAATATGGGCGCTCAGAACGTCTTCCGGCTTGCGGCTGAAAACGACGGCTATTTCGGCCGCGGCCATATCTTCATCGACATTGACGGTTGCCGCGATCCGAAAGAGCTTCGCCAATCGATTGGCGACGGCAAGGGCGATCTTGCGCGCATAAAGATCAAAAAGGGCACGCTGATCGCGCTGCGCAACATTGAGCCCGTCTGGGCCGGCGCGCTGTCCTACAATTCGACCGATCCGCTTTCCGACGCCTGGTATAACCCGACGACGTGGTATGTGCAGGCGCGCGAGATTCATCGCACGCGCTTGTTGACGCTGATCGGGCGGCCCGTTCCGGATCTGAAAAAGCCGGCGTTCGCCTTTGGCGGGCTCCCGCTCATTCTGATCATGAAGCCCTATGTCGACAACTGGCTTCGCACGCGCCAATCCGTCGCCGACATTATCCAGGCGTTCAGCGTTTTCGTGCTCAAAACAAATCTCGTCGAGCAGCTGAACGAAGAGCAAGGCACGGCTCTCATCGACCGCATCGAGCTATTCAATAACCTGCGGAACAACCGCGGGACGATGGCGGTCGACAAAGAGCTCGAGGACTTTATGAACATCGCCGCGCCGATCACCGGGCTTGATCGGCTGCAGGCGCAAAGCCAGGAACAGTTGGGCGCGATCACCGGCATTCCGCTCGTCGAGCTCCTGGGCATTTCGCCATCCGGCTTGAACGCCTCGAGCGAGGGCGAAATTCAGACGTTCTTCGATTGGATTCATTCCAGCCAGGAAACGCTGTTTCGCGATCCGCTCGAGCGCATTTTTGGCCTCACGCAAATTTCGCTCTGGGGCGACGTCGATCCCGATCTGACGTTTGAATTCGAGCAGCTTTGGACGCCGGACGAAGCCGAGCTTGCGAACATTCGCAAAACGGAAATCGACACGGATATCGCGCTCGTCGAGGCGGGCGTCGTGTCGGTCGAGGAAGCCCGCCGGCGCATCGCCGAAGACGAGGACAGCCCTTACGCCGGCATCGACGTCGAAGACATTCCGACGCCGCCAGGCGGCGAGGGCATGCCGGGCCTGCCTGGCATGGGCGAGGAAGGCGGCGATCCGTTCGGCGAGACGATCATCCAGGCGCTTGGCGGCGCGCTCCCGGCGCCCGCGCTCCCCGCGCCGGACGCGGCCGAGCCCGACATGGGCGTGCTCGTGCGGGCGCTGCGCGAGAGCCCTGAAGCGACCGAAGACGACGAGATTGATTGGCTCTTGCTCGGCAAGGCGCTGAAGGATGGCGTCAAGTATGACGCGCTCGTGCGGGCGCTGGCCCAGGATTCGGCGGCGTCGAAACTGAAGCCCGGTCAGCGTTGGATCACCACGAAAACCGGCGCGCACGTTCTGATCGACAAGAATGGCAAGATCGTCGCCGGCATGGGCGGATCGCACAACGGCCAGCACATTGACGACTTGGGCGGCGCGCACGAGCAAAAATGGCATGAAGGCCAAAAGTTCACGCCGGGCGCGACCGCCAAGTCGGTTTACGAGGTCAAGGGCTACGACCCGAAGACCGACACTGTCACCTATACCGACGGCGAGACGACGTGGAACAAAAAGTCTGACAAGCTCGGCAAGGCGGTCATGCTCGACCCCGAGACGCCGATGGCCATGTCGTTCTGGAAGGCCAAGGCGGCGAAGGAAGGCGCGGCGGGCAAGCCCGCGGCGGTTTCTCCCCTCGAGCCTGAAAACAAGATTCCCGCCGGCGAAGAGCCGTTTAATTCTGAGAAGGCTTTTGGCGGAAAGCTCGGCGAGGCGGAAACCAAATCTCCCGAATTCAATCATGCCGAGTTCGAAAAGCACCTGGACAATTTTTTCAATAAGAAAATGACGGGCTCGCAAGAGGAAAAGGCCGCTCTGCAGGCGCTTTACGAATCCGCGCCTGAGAACATGAAGCAATCGGTCGTCGATCTTCAAAACGAGTCGAACAGCGTTGCGGCGAGCAAGGCCCCCGCGGCCGCGCCCGAATCCGTCACCATGAAAAAGGTTGGCCCGCAGCTTGGATCGAATCCTGGCGGGCAGTTCGAGGACGAATTCGGCGACAAGCATTACGTCAAATTCTACGCCAACCCGGCGCAGTCCACGGCCGAAGAGCTCGCCGGCGAGGTTTACAACGCGATCGGCGTCCAGACTCTCGACCCCAAAAAGCAAAACGTGAACGGCAAGGAAGCGCTCGTCACGAAATGGCAAACGGTCGACCCGATTTTCGCCAACGGCAAGACGCCAGACGATCTTTCGTCTGAGCAGCGCAAGCAGCTTGCCGATCTGTTCACGGCGGCCGTGCTCACGAAAAATTGGGATGCGCTCGGCATCGACAAAAAGAACGTCGGGCTCGATCAGATGGGCAACCTCGTGGCGCTCGATCTTGGCGGCACGTTCACATTCCGCGCACAAGGCGATCCGAAGCCATACGACGCCGAGCCCGAAGAGCTCAAGTCGTTGCTCGATTCGCAAAAGAATTCGCAGACGGCCGACGTGTTCGGCAAGCTGTTCGAAAGCAGCCCGCATTTGCTGGCGCAATCGATCGCCAACGTCGGCGAAAAGCTGAACGGGCTCAAGGATAAGTTCGCGGCCATGGGCCAGGGCGGGCTTTTCGAAACGATGATGACGCGCCTTGCGAACATGAAACAGTTCGCAATGGAAAAGGGCGCGGTCGCGGCGTCGGAAACGACAAAAATGGCGGTCGAGGCGTGGAAAAAGATTCACGCCGACGGCCTTTTGACGGGCTCGGCTGGGGAACAAGAGCAGCTTAAAAAGCTGTATGAGACGGCTACGGACCCCGACGTAAAATCGGAAGCCGCGAAGCTATGGATTAGCAGCGAGGCGAAGGGCGCCGTTGCCCCGAAGGCCGAGCCCGCGGCGACCCCGGCGCCCGCCAGCTTCTCGAGCTTTGAAGACGCAAAAAGCGCTTTCCAGAACGCGCCCGGCAATACTGAGGAAGAATTCGCCGCCGCTAAGTGGATGCACGAGAACGCCAAGACCGATCTCGAAAAGGGCCTTGCTAAAAACGCGCTCAACCATCTGACGAAATATACAGGGTTCAAGGACAAGGCCAACGAGCTTTTGGCGAAAGTAACGCCCGCTGCTCCCGCTCCCGCGCCTGCCCCCGCGACAAGCCTTGCATCCGCCAAGCCCGGCCTTTCGAGCTACATGAAAAACAAGCTCAAAAAGGCGGAAGCGACGATCAAGGATTGGCCCTATGCGGTCAAGACGAGCGCGAAAGTCGACGAGACGATCAAGGCGTTCAAGGCGCTGCACAAGGCCGATGGGCTGACGGGAAGCCAGAGCGAGCAGGGCCAGCTGCTCGATCTGAAGGACAACGCCTACAGCTACAAACAGAAAGTCGCGGTCAGCAAGCTCCTGGGCGCGAGCAAGAAAAAGGCGCAACAGGCGCCCGTGACGGCCGCGCCGGCGGCTGCAGGGAAGCCGAAAGAGACGCCCGAGGTTCAAGCCCATCTCGACTACTGGAAAGCCAACCCGCTTGTCGGCGGCAAATGGGAGAAAGGCCAGTTTAATAAGCTCTTGCCGTTTGTTCAGGATCCGGAAAGCAAAGCCTTCCTCGAGGCGAAGCTGAAGGAATCCGGAGAGCTTTCGAATAAGATCAAGGCTGGCCAGATCGAAAAGCCGAAGCCATCCGGCAACATGCCCCCGCCGATTCCGACAGGCCCGACGGTCGAGCAGCAAGCGCAAACATCGCAAGCGCCGTCGTCTGGCGCGACGAGCGCTGAGGGCAAAGGTCTCGAGCACCCGCACAAGGTTGATGCGGGAAGCATCAAGGGCAATGTGAGCATTGACGGTTATAAGCGCCACGAGTCAATTGAAGCCTATCAAGAATTTGGAAAACAAATGAATCAGGGGGCGCTTAACTCTAACGAGTCGAGTGCGCTTTCTGCTTATCAGGGGCCTGAATACGGCCCAATCAACCGTGCTTTGCGAACGGGTAAAAATCTCTCGCAAGACATGATCAACAAAGTTCGAAGCTTGCGAAAAGCAACGTCTAAAGGAACGGTCCCGGCGGGAACGGTTCTTTACCGCGGCATTGGAAATCACGGTTTCTTGAGCGACAAGCATCCTCATAATTGGGTTGGCGAGACGATCCACGATAATGGATTTTTCTCGACATCAACGTCGAAGGAATTCG